TTTTTAGCCTCTTTCATCTGTTGGAGGAGCATTTTCATATCCAGTGGAGGTGTTTGTGGCTGCGCCGCTTCTGGGGCAGCTGGTTCGACAGCTGGAGCCGCCGGAGCGGGGTTCGCCTGAGCGGGAGCCGCTGCAAGTTCTTCAACAGCAGGAGCATCGCTTCTAAGCACCTTGTTTATTTCGTCCGAATCACTCGTTGGTTCACTTTCCGATTTTGCCATCATATTCACTTCCTGAATAACTGCTTCCGAATTCGCTGGGTCTTGACATATTGATATCTCATGTATCGACATATCTAAAATCTCTCTGTGACACCCAGTATTATCACAGGTATTGCGTGAATCTAATGCGAACCCACCAATAGAATACCCCTTTCTTACATCCATGCAAGTGGGACATTCCATACCCTTCTTAATCTGCTCCCAGACCGTGTCATAATAAGGTTCGCCTTGATAAACTACTGAATACGCTTTGACTCCTGTTTTTCCGGTCTTGTTCAATACTTTCTCGGCGAATATGAACGCTCCAACCGTTCTGTTGGTATGCGTATCCACCATCGTTCCACCACGATTGACGTGATTGACAATCCTTTCATATGCCTTATCTACGGCAACTACGTCGTTCTGTTTATCCAAATCCTCGGTGGAAACGAACCCTGAGAAAAATCTACACCCCGGATAAGTCTTCATCAATTGCCATGCGTCAAATACCGCTTCACGATAGGTCTTCTTGTTATCACTCTTCTTGACAACTTTATTGAACGCGTCCATCCACATTCGTTGGCCCTTCTCATCTAAGGCCGCTTTGACGCTGTCGGGTAGAGTTTCTATGCAGTCGAAACGCATGGCGATATCTCACTTCTTATATATGTATAGTCCTATTAAAGGATTTACTGTGTTAACTTTCTATATTCCATTAGTTCGTCTGCGACCGGAAATAATTTCGTGTTCAAAGTCCGGTCCATTATATTTGTTAGTTTCCTCTTGGCATTTTTATACTCGGTCTCATCCAACTCGGTTATAGCATTCAACAGCACTTCTCCCCACTTCTTCGCCTCTTTACTTTCCTTGTCGGACATGGGGAATTGCTCTATAACCTGATTCAATTTATCATTGAAGAATGCCTTCTTCGCCGCATAATCTTCATCGGCGAATTTAACTGGAACCGGTTCTTCTTTAGCAGCTGGCTCCGTCTTTTCTTCGACGACCTCTCTGAAAGGCTCCTCCTTAGTTTCTACTTTGGTCGAGGGTGCTATCATCGGACTCCCGCGACTCGGTTGATTTTTCTTATAATTTATCAGAGAATTAATCAATTTATAGAGAGGTTTATTGCCAGTATATTTGACCAATCCCTGCATCAAGTCTTCAGTACGTCCTTGTTCCTCTTTGCTCGTTACGTCTACGGCCTGTAATAATTGTTCCAGAACGTTGTTCACTTGGGCTTTCAATTGTTCAAACTCTTCTGGCTCCTTCTCTTCTTTCTCCATTTTAATCTTTATATCATCTAATGTGTTATCTACCGCGTCCTTTAACTCTTTTCTTCTGGTTAGATATTGTTCACTGGTGATAATATCCGTCGAAGCGACCTCTCCTTTCTTCTTTCTTCTCCTGGGAATATTGCCCAGTTCTTCAGTTGTGAACGGCGGGAACAAATGGTCTTCTAATTCTTTTATCTTGACCTTATCCTCTGAGTTTTTCTTTTTATCGTCTTTGTCTTTGATTTCATCAATGAGTTGTAATCTATATTTATAGAGTGCTTTCTCATCATCGGTCCAGCGAGTTTTGGCACCCTCTAGTGCTTCTATTATCAATCTTAAATCCGCAAAGTCCCATTGGTATTTTTTAATCATATCTTTCGATATATCTCTCTTCTTCTTACTCCTTGGGTCGTGATAAGGTTGAATAGAACGTTGAATCTCCTTAATATAATCAGCGTCTAAATGTTTAATCGCTTCAGATATCTCCGAAATCATTGGTTGTATGAACTCTCTATTCTCTATTTCAGATATCGCTCCACGCTTAACCTCATCATTTAATTGTCTGGCCTCATCCTTCCAGAAGGCGCCCGAAATTTTCATCGCCTCTGAGGACGTGAGCAAATTCGTTTTGACCTGCTTTTTATCCTTTATATCTGCTGCGAGTTTAAAGTCCGTATCTAATTTTTTATACAATTCTCTTAGAATCGCATCAGGATTGGTTACTCTTTCTGTATCTTTTGCGCCAGCATGGACCTCTTCTATGAACTCCGATTTTATCTTATCATCTAATGGGATTTTATTAGGTTCCATGGTAGCCGTCATCAATACGTCCCCAAACTGTTTCTTAAAGGCTTTCCAAGATTCATCGAAATCTGTTCTATCTGAATCATTGAAAGAACTATTGACCGCTTTTAGTGTTTTATATGCTCCTTCCTTGTCCTCTTCCGAAATGTTCGTAGAATCTATCAGACTCTTATAGTATTTAATTATATTATCAGCATCTTTCTTTGCTGCGACCTCTTCTCCAGAATTAAGAACCGTCGGAATGAGGTGAGGAGCTACTTTCTTGACCTTATCCATCCATCGATTAAAGAATCCCACCTTACCCTCCTCGGTGCGCTCTCCTCTATATGCTTTGAGCGGGGTATTCTTTAAATTTCCAAAATCAATGGGTTTACCCTTAATGACCTGTGGTCTATAATTATATAATAATACTCCTGGATTTGCGTCTAAAATCGGCTTGATGTATTTTTCGTAATTCTTTTTCACCCAATCACTATCTAAATAATAATCCAATCCGTCAGCTGATTTTCCTTCTATTATTCCGTTAGGATTATCTGGAGTGGACATGATTACCAATGCGTTGCCTAACGCATCTATTCTATCTTTCTCTTCAGCTTTCTCCCAGGGTAATACTATATCCTCATTATTGACTCTACTTATATTATCTTCCGTTGCTGCTTTACGAGGGTCTATAAGTACTATTGTTCCCTTGGTCTTTAAAAATACATTCCCATTCAGAAGATGGTTCAATTCTTTACATTTGCCAATTCTCTCCTTCATGAACTGATTTTTTATATGTTTTCTCGTGGGGAATCTCTGATTCAATTTCGGCCCGATATTCTCTTCTACCCCTTCTGGGGTATCTCTATTGACCGCCTCTCTTATTCTTGCCACGTCGTTCAAGTTCTGTTCTTCGGGAATATTGTGTACGTTCATTAATTCTTCTTTCGGCTGTTCTGCTTCTATAGCTGCTGCCGTCGCTGTAGGTGGTTCTTGTACTATTGCTTGAGGTTCTTTCACCGAGGGGGCGAATTTTGCAGTCTCTTCTGGGAGAATGTTTTGTAAATGAGCGGCGATATTATCGGCAAAATGCACCCATTTCTCAACGTCGGTTTCTGGATTTCGTGCCCCGTATTTTACAGCCCATCTACCCATATGACTCTCTATAGCATTCATTAACTGAGGATATTTATTCGCGAATTCCTCTCCTAATTTTTCTTTATAATATGGTCTAACTTCTCTGGCATGTCCACTTCCCTTTTCACGACATATGTCATGTAACAACGCTGCTGAGAGAAGCATAGATTGTTCCAACTTTCCAAATTTACCAGGTTGCGCCGCAATCATGAGTTTCATTGTTTCAAATACTCGCTTGGTGTGACGCACATTTCCGCCTTCAATACGCTCATCTGGCGGATGAAATTTATCCGAAGATATCACTTTTTGGAATTTTTCTGGCTGATTGTCCATAGCCATCTGGGTCCATGCTCTTACCCCCTCGTCTGGAATTTCTCCAACTTCTTTCTTGAAATCTGTGAAATCAACATCTGATGTTGGCGTCTTTAGATTATATATTGATGGTAATTTGTCAGCAATCTTAGTGGCGATTTCCGTCCATAGTTTCTTATTCTCGGGCGCCATCATCGGTTCTGACCCGTCCTTGGGGTCGCTTAGAACCGTCATTATCTCAGATACGCCCTTATCTGTGGATGGGGGTGTGATACCTCCAAGGTTATCCTGCGTGGTAGTTGGTAATGTCTCTTCCGGTTTCTGTTCGATTGGTGCTACGACTGTTGGTTGAGGCTGTGCATCGGGATTTAATACTCCATTCTCATCAACACTCGCTCCCAACAGTCTGCTGCGGAAGTCTTTATCGAATTTCTTCAATATATATAGAGCCTCCAGCACCCCGTTCTGGACCTTCTTATTCTTGATATCATATACTTCGGCAAAATAGTTATAAGGTTCGTCGTTGTTCTCTTCTTCGAATAGATACTTCGCAACCTTATTATTCAAAGTATTCAATAAATCCTGTCGAATATTCGCATATGCTCCATCGACGTTCACACCCATTCTCTTCTGGTCGGCTAATTTATAGAAATTATCGAAGAACCTTTCATAGATTATCGGTCCCGCATACGGGTTCATTTGAGAGGGGTCTTCTTTTAACCGCTCATCGTTTGACATCCATTTCGCCGTTCTCAACACATTCATTAGTTCAATATGTTCATCTGGGGTATGAAAGTATATAGATTCAACCGGGGTCTTATTCCTGGATGGTTCTGGCTCTATTTTATCCATTGACCGTTTGCTTCCAGTGCTATCGAGGAATTTTCTCAGATTAGCGGTGACCGCCTTCTTTTCACCAAACCTCCCATCCTTCACTCCAGCATCCGTCAGTGCCCCATTAAAGAAATCTACGAACTCTTTGAAGTTGTGTGTGGATGTTGCGGCCTTCTGTAATCTCTTAACGAATGGATTATTTAAATAATCCTCGAATGCTAATTGTTCTTGTGAAGGCCCCATTCTTCCTTTATAATATGCCCCAGTTATCAATGGTAGGATTTCATTAGCCAACACTACGAACCTCCCATTCGGGGTTTCAGCATTCTTCTGCAATGCTAGACTCAATAGCTCTGGGTCCATGAGTATTGGAGAATTCAAGAATTCCTTAACGTATAGTTTGGCCTCTTCGGATTTAGAATTAGCGTCGGGGTCGAATATATACGCCGTTCCTGGTTGATAATACTTCTTACCTGCTTGCTCTCCCTTGAACTGTCCACGGTTCTCGGTCAGAAAATCATCTAAGAACAACGCCGCATGACTGTCTCTATCTGACATGAATGATAGACCGCCACTTCTGTTCATTAAATCTAATTGCTTTAGATAATCGAGAGAGGTGTCGTCTCTTATATTATGATTGGAATATGAGGAGAAGAACTTATTCAATCGTTCTCCGTCTTCTTTGAAGAAGGACTGTATCTTACCTATGTCCTTTTTCTTGACCTCTCCCTCTTCTCCACTTAGTTCTATTTTTGGTATCTTTCTGACGTTTCCTTTGGTATGCTTGTTGTGCGCCTCTATCAATTCGTTCACACGGGATAGCATTCTACTGATATAGTGCGGGTTGCTTCTTATATAAGAGTTGACCACTCCTCCATCATAATATTTCTCGAAGGCGTCCCCAAACAGTCTGGCTGCTATAACATGTGCGTTCCCCGCATTTGAACTGTATTTTGGATTTATCTTCAATTCGGCAACGAACTTATTCACTACCGTCGGGAATTCTTTTTCTCCAACGTTCTCGACTGTCAACTTACTGACTTCTTCTCCCCTGTATCCCTGTAATCTTGTCAGTCTACCGATGGTCTCGGTATCTTTGAATTCGTTCAATAGTTCATTGCGTTTTTCTTCAGTATTGGCCGAACGATAATCTTTTAAGTTCAGAGAATTATAATTCGAATCCACATATCTATCGATTTGCTTGGCTAGTGTTTTAGAGTTCTCTTTCCCATATTTTTGATACAACTGGTCGGTGATAGATTGCTTCAATACCGTCTTCCCTGTCTCATCATTCTTGAACTCTGGGAGGTCTCTCAAAGCCAACCTTATCAAGGCATTCTCATTATTCGCATCGTCTGCTTCTTCTACGAATGCTTGATATAGTTGAGGATTGAATATCTTATTGAGATTTTTCAGAGACCCTTCATACCCACCCTTATAGAAATCATTCTCTCCAAGAGCATTTCTGAACTCCTCATTGAATTCCTCTGGCTCCTCTGCTTCCAAATATTCGAAGGGATTTATCCGCCCATCCAACATTTTACTTTCACTTTCAGATAACCATTCCAACGCCCCAGTAATTCCCAATTTTTGTAATTTGCTCCTGAATTGCTCTACGGCTGCCCATTTTCCGAACTCCGTCACGGAATTTTCCAGCCAATTGCTCTTCTGACCGGTCACATATTCTTTGATTTTATTATCGTAATTGGATACTTCGGTCTTTATTCCGGTAGCATAGTTCTCCATTAATCTGGTATATTTCTGAGAGGCATTATTCTCTTGCGGGGATACTGAAGGAACTGTGAATGAAACGTCCTCTCTCTTCGCTTCAGATATCTCTTTGATTTTCGGGGCTATGATTTTAGCCTTCTCTTCTGATATCTTCTTAGGGAGCGGTGCTGAGATTGGGGGTTCGGGAACGTTAACGGGCTCTTTTACCGTCGGAGGAGTGAAAGACATATCAGTCTCATTAATATTATCTACTTTTTGTAATATAATTTTGCTCTTACCGAGCAAATCCACTCCATTAGTCGACTTTTTCAAGACATTTCCCTCTAGATATGCTGCCTGCTTTCTCAACTTCTTCAATCTCTTTAAATTCTTCTTGAAACTCGGAATATCCGTAGAAATGTCGATAGTTGTCATTATACCCCCCTCCTTTTCAACTTAGCTATAATAATCATATCCGAAGTATTTAAATACTTCGCTGATGCTTCTTTACCAGAAAACCTTCTATGTACATCCTCGCTCCTTGCCTTTATTTGTTCCTCTGAGGGGGTTTTAGGTGCTTTCTTCTCTGATACTATTGGTGGTTTCTGTATTGATTGCTGCGCTGGTTGTTCGATTTCGCTCGCTGCTGTAATAGGGAGGTCGCCAACCCCTTGCTCTGTCTTTTCCTCCACATTTGACGAATTTATAGTAGTTGGATTGAATATTGGTTCTTTTTCTTCCCCTACGCTCTCTTCTGTTGCTTTTCCAGGAGGCGCTTTTGGCGTTTCTCTCTGTTCCGGAGACTCCGGTATTGTAAATTTAGTATTTTTTAAATCGTTCTCCATGGAATCGATTTCTTTCATTTTTTCCTGATATTCGAGTTCTTCCTTTCGTTCTTTTTGTGCCAATGAACGACTTACTAATTGATTTATTACATTGAGTGCTGTCCGTGGCACAGTTTCTGCCGCCTGCACTGCATATCCAAGCGGATTGGTACCCTCTCCCATACGGTTCGGGGCCACGTTGTTCTCTACGGATAACATATCAGTAAATATCTTTTCTTGTTTATCACGGTATTCTTTGGTCTTCTTATGTTCTTCCTTAGCATTTTCTTTTGCTCTTAATTGTCTTCTTTTCGTAGATATCTCTCTCTTCATGGGTTCTGATGCAAATTCTTGATATTGGTCGGTCAAATGCAGATACTCTTTCTTAGCAGCATTGAATTTGTCTTGCATTTGTTCTGGAGTTTTCCCTTCTGGGGGATTTTTCAGATTTTCCTCTGCCTCCGCCATTTTTCGCTTGCTGGTTCTTATCCTATTCTCAGTGAGATTGGTCCACTCTTCTAAATTTGTAGTCGGGTTGACTCTCAACCCCTCTCTTTCTACATTTGTTTTTTGAAGATTTTTGGTTATTACTTCCTTGCCTATTATCTTTATCGGAAGATAATTCAAATATCCCACAGCGTCCTCTTCATATGTTTTCTTATTAGTACTGTATATCCTTAGATTACCAACTTTGTTCTTTGCGGCGAATTCGTTGGGTTGCTCGAAGAATGCTCTGATAAATGCTTTCGATTTGTTCTCGTCTGTCATATCAGTATCTATGAATGGCGCCATCAAAACTATACTTGGTTTCTCGGAATGATTGTGCTGGTCTTCTATAGTGTGAACGTCATATTGTCTGCTATGAGGCTCTTTGACCATCCCAGATTGTTCAATCCAGAACTTGACATATTCTTTGGCTATCTCAGGAATCCCATCCCCGAACTCTATGGAAATCTCTGGTTTGTTCATTGGAGCACCTTGAGCAGAATATCCCACCGATTGCTGGGCTTCTGGGCGCGTCGATAACAGTCGCTCTTGAGCGTCGACTATGGCCAGAACATGCTTGCATTTATCCGAGAGTTCGTGCCTCTGTCGTCTGTGCTTCTTACAGTTAGCTACCGTCTGACGGGCTTCTGGGACGAATGGGTCGAACGTACGAAAATCAACTTGACTCAATCTATCTTCGTTCCGGTGCGTAGGCGCCGAATACTGCGATTTAAAATGAAACGAACTGGGAAGACGCTTTGGAGTTGGCATAGTTTAGTCGTTTAATATATATGTATGTCCCTAGTTTTCTTCTTCAATACAATTGGGTGTGTCGTAGTCGTAGGGGTCATCGATTTCATCCTTCCAATGCTTTATATAATGATGTTCCTCTAATTTGAGTTTTCTTCTTCGAGTTCTCTTTTCTCGGGTACGTTGTATAGAACACCAAACACAACAACCCATACAAACCTGGTCATATGGGTGATAGAAGAAAGTACCAAAATATGAGGGATACCAATCATTTACGGTTATATGAACTATTTTTGATTCAAACCCCGCAATCATCGAAACTTTTCCAGTATCCATATAAGTTGCGGTACTATAATTTGGATACCACACTATATGTCCATCTGCATGCCACTGCCAATGTGCAGTATTATAGATTCTCTTGGTTCTGCTCATACGATGCCTCTATGCTGTATTAATTGACATCGTATCCCTCCTTAACTTTTTTTTCTTAATGCTTGCATATAATGGTTAACACACATTCCTTTCGCATAAGGTTTCTTTCCACATATTTTGCATGGGCCTTGTTTATGCTTTCTGCTATCTCCATTCTTATTATGCAGTCTGGTGTGACAGGCAGCACAAAGAGTAATGAGATTTTCTGGGGTATTGTTTGTTTCATCTTTATCTATATGATGTAAAGAAATCCTCACTGTACTTATACAACCCGGTGTTTCGCAATGGTCTTTCCTGAGAGGTCTGGCTCTTTGTAAGAGTGTTCCGGAAGTTACTCTATTAGGGTCATTTCGTCGGTGTTTTCCTACGCACTGTATAGAACAAAACTTTCGTTGATTAAAATGAGGGTCTTTTTGCCCTCCTGGAAAGACCTTCCTTAACATTGTTCTTCCACAGAATTCACAAATCTTTTCTTCCATATTATTACCTTTATGTCCTCGACATAGTATCACGTCTTACGTATTACCTGTCGTGGGACTCACCTCTGTAAATAGATAGCTGCGGAGAATTTGAACGCCTTGTCTCGTTTTCATTGTATCGAGTTGCACGTATTTCATCCGCACACTTCTGCATCTATAATATATGTACCCTTATTTATACTTTTTCCTGGTGCGGACATATTCCATGATTTATATGCTTCGACCGCTGCACCAGCCTATTGTGCTACGGGCGCGTTATTGGTGCGGATATCGAGGATTGCACTCGAACTGGAGGTTTGGAAGACCGCCCGTCTGACTATTAGCTTATATCCGCTTGGTGGGCGTAATGGGAGTCGGACCCACATTTTTCAAGGTTAGAAACCTTGTGCCATATCCAGTTAGGCGATACGCCCGTTTGAAGATGTTTGGCAGGCGCGGTGAGAATTGCACTCACGATTTGCAGATTAGGAATCTGCTTCCATGTCTTCTTGGATACGCGCCTTTTTGATATGGTAGGCGCAACAGGAATCGGACCTGTACTCGACAGTGTATCAGACTGTTGCATTACCATTATGCTATGCGCCTATATATAGTTATTGGAGGGCACGGCAGGATTTGAACCCGCATAGTGCAGAGTTCGTGGCTCTGTGCATTGTCCGTTTTGCTACGTGCCCGTATGGTAGACACTGGAGGACTCGAACCTCCTTAAGACAGTTTGTAAGACTGCCCTCCATCCTACAGAGTCAGTGTCTATGATTGGTAGTCCCTGGAAGACTCGAACTTCCGTTGCAGGGCTTCAAAGACCCGCAGGCTTTACCCGTTACCTCAAGGGACTGCGATATGGAGCCCCCAGAGGAAGTTGCATCCCCGACTTCTCCGTTACAGGCGGAGTGCTCTGCTGTCTGAGCTATAGGGGCTTGGTGGAAACAGCCAGAATCGGACTGGCATCATGAGGTCTTCAGCCCCACGCTCTCCCATTGAGCTATGCTTCCATTGTATTTAAAGGTTTTGAAAGGAATTGGCGGGTCTGGTGCGATTCGAACGCACGATTGTGCTGGATTAAAAGTCCAGTGCCTTAATCCTAGCTGGGCCACAGACCCGTATATGATATGGTGGAAACGGAGGGATTCTTCCCTTTGCTGCACATTTCTTGGAACAGAATGGCCCCATGCCATCTGCGTGACAGGCAGATATTCTTCCACTGTACTATACGACCTTGATTGGTCGAGCAACCAGGAGTCGAACCTGGGAAAAGGCGGTCTACAGCCGCCCACATTAGCCGTTCTGTCATTGCTCGTGATTGATGCTCCCTGTGGAAGTTGAATCCACGTTTTAGGGTCGAAGGCCCCATGTCCTTGACCGGGCTAGACTAAGGGAGCATAGTCGGGGCTACCGGCTTTACCCGGTTTGTTCCATACCTTCAATGGTTTAAGCATTTCTTCCATCATTACACGATGGACTAATCGTACTCTGCCATCTATCTGTTTATGTTCGTATGTAATGACTTTCATTTTATCACTCGGCATTACCTCTCGTCTACATCTGCTCTATTGGCCTTACTATATATGTATGGCTATATTTATACTTTTCGGTTATTGGTAGGGATGGTCGGAGTCGAACCGACGTTGTTGCCTACGTACTGCGTTTTAAGCGCAGCGCCTTCGGCCACTTGGCTACATCCCTATGATTGGAGGGGATAGCAGGGTTCGAACCTGCGTAAGCTCTGCAGCAACGGGTTCTAGGCCCGTCCCAATTGACCACTCTGGCATATCCCCATTATTGGCGGGTGCGACAGGATTTGAACCTGCATGTCCTTTCGGACGCTGGTTTTCAAGACCAGTTCCTTGAGCCATTAGGATACACACCCATAGTGCTCTCGCAGAGATTTGCACTCTGAATCCCAACGTGAGAGGCTGGAGTCTTTTCTGATTAGACTACGAGAGCGTTTGATGGAGACGGCGGGAGGATTTGCACCTTCATACACGGCTCTGCAGGCCGCTGCATAGCTGTTCTGCCACGCCATCATGATTGGTGGGTTCAGAGAAAGTTGCATTCTCATTCTCGGTTCTGGAGACCGGAGTTCTGCTGATTGAACTATGAACCCAAAGGTTCCCCCAGACGGAGTTGAACCGTCACTTCCTTTCCCAGAATCTCGTGGTCTGTGGTCCTTGGTTCCCACCACCTATGAGCCTTGGTTCTAGCGTCCTATCGTTGGACTATGGAGGATTGATAGTCCTGGGTAGACTCGAACTACCGTTCCCAGATATCTTCGAAGTAATCTCGCCATGGTCGCAAGCGAGACATAGACGGCGACTACGTCTTCAGAGTCTGGTGTCATTGCCGCTAGACTACAGGACTTTGCATTCTACTATATGTATCTTTATGTATTTAAGCCTTTCTTAATATGATTATGAACTGTTTGTCTATTCAATCCATATTTGTTCGCTATTTGATAACTGCCCAACCCATTTTTTAATCCTTCCTTGATGAATTCGTCAATGTCCGTTCTGGGAACGATTGCCGATATTCCACTATCAACTATACACTTTTTTGAACAGAACTCTTTTTGGTTGTTTTTAATATTCTTCCTATGGATTCTGACCGGTCTCAAGAAAACATTATTACATTGCGGGCAGTTTAGTTCTATATATTCCGTCTTTTTATGATGTAATGAACTGTGTTTTCCTCTAGACATTAATTCAAGATTTTCTATTCTATTGTCTGTTTTGTCTCCATTTATATGATGGACCACTTCGCTGGATTTTAACGGTCTGCCAAGATATTCTTCCATTAATACTCTGTGGGCGTTTCTTTTTCCTATCCATTTGTATTTCATATTATCACTAATACTATATGTATAGCTGATGTCGTTCCGTTAGACCATAGGACTGTTGTGTTATGTTCTTCTGTCTATTTAAAGTTATTGGCGTGAATCTATAAACTTAGATGACAGTTTGCACATAAACATCTGCATTTATTCAATTCTCTACACAATCTATCTACCGAAGAATTATGATTCAACATATTACATATCATATCCTCTTTTTCTTCTGGGTTTATGTGGTGAAAATCAAGACATTTTAAATCAGACTCTCCACAAATTTCACATTTTAAATTAACTACGAATTCATTATACCATCGTTGAGTAGTAGTGTTGTGACTTAATTTCTGTTTATTGAACTCTTTTCCCAGTTTTCTATGGCAATTTTCACACAATATCTGACACTTCTCTATTTCTTTCAATATTATTTCTTTTTTTCTACAGTTAGACACCATATTAGCAACAGTATCACTTTTTAATGTTGCGTCCAAATGGTGAAAGGATATTGCCCTGGGTGCATCTTTTCCACTAAATCCACACTTACTGCATGATAACGTTTTCTTATATTCTTTAAACCACTCCCTTCGTTTTCTTTTGTTTTCCATTGTACGTTCATATGTTTCATTCTTATGATTAACATACCACTCGTGTCTTGCTTTTTTATGTTTTTCAATATCTCTCATGTTCGAATACCATTGATAATATGTATACTTCGTACACTTGAAGGCGGAGTGGAGGAGAATCGAACTCCCGAACCATTACGGTCACAGATTAGCAATCTGTCACATTACCACTATGTTACCACTCCACTGGGCCACGCTCACACGGGGAGGCGCTACCAACACTTCACTATATGTATCATTTAATATTTAAATCTTTCTATTAAAAAATATAATATAAAAGGGTTTGATATGGAGTAAAAAGGGTCCCAAAGGTTTACGCTGCGACTTTCTTCACAACCTCGAATAGCCCTCTTACACCACCCATGCCACCTAGTGCAAAGCCTCCAATAATTAGGAAGTTCTCTGCGGATAGAGTTGGGTCTAAACCACTAATCCAAACTCCTAAGAAGGCGGCGATTAGTGCTCCTACAAACGTTACCAACGCAACCTTTACTGTAACGTCCTTCAGTGTGTTCGTGGGGATATCCCAGAAACGGAACAACATTGCCAATAGAGCCGCTGCAAGAATTGCTGCTATCGGTCCTAGAGTCAATATCGCATTAATGTCCATCATGTCTTATTCACCTCCCGGGTAAGTATATTTATCCATAACGCAATCATAAAAAGACGATGAACTATATAAACCTTGCTCATTTGTCATGGTTAATCTCTATATATGTATAATCTCATCATCCTGATGTTTTCTTCCCACACTGGGGGCATATATAAAGTTTTTTACATACGTCCCCGTAGCATTGACATTCTGCCTTCATTTGCGTTCCGCAATTAGGACATTGCATATTATTCACTCATCACGACCATCGTCCCAATATGTATAGTATCCATCGGAATGTTCACCGGGGGCAAGTCGAATGTTATCGTCGGCATTATTATCTTGAACGCCGGTGTAATCACTTTCAACGCTGGGATGGATACCGGAACGGTATACTTCTTTCCCAAGAAGGTGAATGAACCATATGCCAATGTTGGCACGGTTGCCCCATTAGGAACTGTTCCCGTGACATCCGGGATTTTAACCACTACCTTTCCCTGCGCTATCTGTTCAGCAGGAATGACTACATCAAATGCCGGTAGACTGCCAATCACAACTGGCACTGAAGGAGGTTCTGGTGGGGGTTCAGGTATGATATCCGGAACCGGCGGAATGACGAATACCGCTCCCTGAGCGTTCTTATAGGTCCAGTCATCCACCTTTGTCAACGGATACCCCGGATAAGGCGGTTGAGGATATATAGCTGCTCCACCAGGAGGTTGTGGGTCTGCTATCCCTGACATGACCATCACACATTGAGAGAACCCGACTTGCTGACATTTAAGGTCATACCATGGCCAGTAACAATATCTCCAAGGCTCTGCTGTTTCAGCGAATCCATACTCCTCGGCATAGGATGGCTTGTTGATGAAGTTCATCGTCTGTCTGGCCCAATCCATCGCATCGTTATATTCCGCTTGCGAGTATCCATGCCCAACCGTCATATCCACGTTAGCTGCGTAGTCGAGTGTTCGCTTCTTCTCCCAATCGATGTTCGCCTGAGTGTGTCCGTCCCATGTCGCCCAAAAGATAGTGAAGTTCCCTCCACCAATCTCAAGCAACGGCTGAGGGTTGGCTACAATCTTGGCTCGAATAGCGAGCACAAAGGCGTTCTTCCATTCGAGGTATCGTGCCTCCCACTCTTCATAACCAGCGAACGGACCAATGGTTCGGACCACTCTACCGTAGTAATAGTCCCACCAGGGGGAACGACCTACAATGTCATGACCATCGCCGTTGTAATTGACTGGCTCGTTATTCAAACAGAACATGGCAATCGCCTTATGATTGCCGCACATGTTGATGACATCTGTCTGGAATTGCACAGCATTATTGAATGCCTCAGAGCCTGGAATGAAAACATATCCTGCTCCGAACGCCCCGTTGAGTTCCGAGCCACCACCCATAAGAGTGATATTTAAATAAACTCCTGCGGCGGCGGCCACATCTAGCATATCTCTCATCGCTTGCTCAAACTCCGCTCGGTTCGTTTTATAAGTCTGATAGGCACGGTCGCGGAAGTATTGGTCGGGCCATCCCACGCGCAAGTGGTTCATATAAGTTGTTCCAGTCAGTGGATAATGATTATTTGGGTCTTGTGACGCTACCGGCCCACCAAATGCGTTCTTCAGCAACCAACAATACTTCCACCAGAACTCTTTATATGAACTTGATGGGAGTTTGCAATCCGCATCCGAATTGGTAGAACCTGGGAACGGATATTGAGGAAGATTATGATTGCCGTATCGATAACCTTCCGGCAACGCTCCAATTATCATTGCCATCTGAGTGCCGTGTCCCGTTGTGTCGTTCACTCCAATAAGCTTTATTTCAACGCTCTCATCGAATAATTTAGTTCCGTTTGCGTGTAGCATGAGATTACCCTCTTATTTCATTATCTATATATGTATCTTTGATTATACTTTTTGTTCCGTGCTTGTTGTGACTTTAGGGCGTTCTTCTTTCTTAATACTGCCTAAAACGTTCCCCTCGACCCCCGCAGGCAAATCGAGAGAAATCTTCATCATGTTCTCTTTACTGCAATTACGGAACTTGACCAAGAACATACTTCTAATCAAAGAGAACTTCGATATGCCTAACTGCGTCATGAAATAATGAATACAATTATCCAACTCTTTACATGATAGACATTTAGACACTCTATCCTGTACCAACTGTCTCTCTTCCGGAGTGTTGTATCCGGTATTCTGAGCCAGATATCCAATGCATATGTGATTCTTATTGCACGTGGCACATTCTCCATTCACGAATGCCGCAACCTCTCTCGGTATCATTCCTATCCCACTGAATCTCGTCTTCGGACATCCAGTCACTATCGTATCGACGATGAATTTCAATGGGCGAGGTTTCTTCTTCCCCGCTGCGAGAATCTCCTCACCACACTTCAATCTATTGGTGCAATTGCCACATTTATCGAACCCATATAATGCAACGGCTTTGAGTGTCCTGTTCTTAAATCTATCGCTAAATCCTTTTGCGCGTTCAGTATTCCCCATTTTAAACATTCTCCTTTGGTTTTATACTATCCTCGATTTGTTTCAGATTTATAACTCCTTCTTTATCCATGAGCCGTATAACAACATTGACATATCTTATCAACCAATTCCATGCTTCTTTCCCTTGATACTTGTCCCCGAAATCAATTAACAGATTGTTTATTTGTATTTTATGCCTACCATCGAACTCTCCGTTATATTCTTTATTCTTGCTTCCGAAATAAATGTTCAAGAACTCTTGTATGAACCCTTTGAACTTCTCTTTCTCGGTGCCAAAAGTTGAGTCCATTGATTGGTCAACTTGGACCGATACTCCATTTCTAACATCAGTTATGGTCATTATGGAATACCTGGATGGTGTGTTAATCGCAAGTTGCCATAATTCTTCGGTTTCCTTATCTACGTTCATTTCTCCTTGTTTCATATTATCACCTACATGTAATCTGTTATAGTATAGTTCTTCTTCGCACCGGCTTCAAAATCATCTGATAACGTGGCTTGAATGTTTCCCGCCATCAAATCCTTCGCGCTTATACCATATACTTCTGTTATCCTCGCCAGTGTCTGTGCGGTTCTTTCCGCATAATACTTCCAATCTGGAGTTTCTTCGAACTTCCTACCCTGTATATATGGAGAGACTTCCTGGGGCACCTTTTTTGCGTTGGTCACTATCCAAGATACTTTCATGCCCGGAATGAATTCATAACCGAGTGCCTGAAGTTTCTTGGCAGTCTGAACCGGTGCTTGGGTTTCTGGTTTAGCGTAAGCCCCGAACACTCTACACCCCTTCGAGATAATGAGTTTATTAACGTCTACCTTTCCCTGTAATACGTCCCGAACTACATCCTTGGCGGTCTTTATAGCCTCGTCTATTTTATTATCTAATATCTTGTTGAAAACTTCTAACATAGTATCCGATTGTATGTCAAACGAATCAGTTCTACGAATTTCGTAGCCTCTGATAATCATATCTACCTTGGGCCAGACTGTCTTTCCCACATATCTTTTCTTCTTTCCATGAGAGAACATAGATTCGAAAATCTTCTCGAATTCCAATATGCCCCCTTCTTTTGAATATAACCCAGCTACTTTCTTCCCGAAGTCCATACTACCTTCCAGATTGCTTTCTGGGGACTGAACGAATATAGAGTCGGTATCAGCATATAATACCTTGCTCCCGTGCGACTCTAAATCGGTGATTATTCCCTTGGTGGTTTCTCTGGAGAACGCGGTGACAGACGCTCCTATGTGCTTATCAGTGAACCGATAGAATGACGAGGCGAATACGCCGTAGAATGAGTTCATATAAATCTTAACGGCGCCCTGCAGACCGTCATAATATTGTACTTCTTCCTTAGTCTTTGCCTCTTTCATCTTTTTCTTGATTTCGTCCCTATCCTTCATTAGATTTTCCAATATAGTGGACAATAGTCCTCTTTTTACCGACTTGTCTAAGAATTTGACCCCTATCGGGCTGATTATGGTCCCCTTATCGCTGATTGTGGTAAAACATATGTTCTTAGATATGATAACCGAGGGATACATGGACTTGAAATCGAGGACGCACACCCAATGATATAGTCCCGGGTTCAATTCATGCACGTAGGCCCCTTCAATGGCCTCGTCATCCTCTTTATAGGCTCCGGACAAAGGAACTCCCGCCTTTGCTCTGTCAGCCGCTCTAATGAGGATAGAATCGATTAATAGAGAGGACCTGTTCTTATTCACCTCTGCTAACGGCATTTTGGATACGGTCCCCAAATCCATGAGTTTTCTTATCTTCTCTAACTTGTTCAGAATCAATAGTGATAATTCGGCATCCTTCTCACAGTAATCCATGACGTGTTCGGGGTCTTTCTCCCATTCGGCATCCATCTGTCGCGGGTCTACGTCGAGTTTGGTCTGTCCTAACAATTGTTGAGATACCGCCCCAAGCGACTCCTGTTTAGGCTTCAACTCCATCTTCACTGCCCACCAAGCATCTATAATCAATCTTCCGTTGACACCCCAGTTGATTTTGTTATATTTAGGGTCCTTACGCTCCGATAACTTCGTCCCATCTCTGCCCCAGGGCAGATTCAGACTCAGTCTTGCTGCTCTTAGTGAGATAACCCTCAAGTCATATCCTTCGATATTATACCCCGAAATGACATCTGGGTCATATTTACTAATGAAATCTGAGAAATCGGTCAATATCGTTCTCTCGTCTCCGCTGAATCTCCCCGTTTCGACTATCTTGTCATTCTCTTGCAATACACAACATATCGTCAGGATTTGTTTATCGTAGAAGCTATTATCCTCGGTGGAGGTCTCTTCCGTCGTGGTAGTTATTTCTATTACATCCTTTACTCGATTTTCAATATCGAACGATAACACTCTTAGATTGGGATTGAACGGAATTATATTCTCGAATTTTGGATTATCTACTATGATATCTACAGAATACCCTTTCTTGAATATCTTGTTCCCGCTTACCTTCACGCATGCGCTAATATCGTTATCATAGATATAACGAAGGTGAAACGGAATGTCCGCTGCCAGGAACTCCGATTTAATCATATGGTCTTCTCTTAATTGCTTAACGTGCTTTGGCAACCTGGTCGTTATCTTGACACACTTTCTGTTTTCTCCTCTATGAAATAACTCAACTGGCTCGGTCTTGAGTATTTCTCTCTTATTTTCAAGATATTGTTTGGTAGACTCGTCGGGGTCTACTATATAACAATATGGGCGTTTTGAGAGTTGATTGGTTATATCATCTCTAATAACTACGGACTTCCCCTCGCGGGTGCACCCATATAGTTCTACAGTGATATTCTCATCGGCGTCGCTCTTATAATCACCGCTAATAATTCTGACATCGAATGATTGGTCGGGCATGTTAAACCTATATAGCTGTTCGTATATTTATATTTGTTGGCGCCAATACTCAAGTAAATCCTCTAAGGACTTGTCCCAAGTATATTCTGGTGTCCAATCAATATACATCTTGACCTTGGTATTGTCCCCTATGAGCAATGGAACATCTGACGGCCTCATCCTATCGGGGTCCTCTTGTCTGCTGATTGGACAACTGGACTTAAGCGCCAGTTCGTCAAATACGTCTAACATACTATGTCCTGTTCCAGAACATACGTTGACGGCTTCTCCGTTCCATTTTCTCTTCGATAGCAACCAGTATGCTCTAACTGTGTCTCTCACGTCGGTGAAATCTCTTATCGCATCCAAATTACCATGACGAAGGGTTGCTCTGGTCTTTCGTTCGATTTCTACGATTTGCTTGGCAAAGTTGCTATCCACGAAAGCCTCAGCGCGTCTTGGTCCAGTCATATTGAACGCTCTTGTGACTAAAATATTCATCCCATAACTTTGAGCGTATTGATATCCTAACTTATCTGCGGCCACCTTACTTACCCCGTATGGACTTAGTGGTCTCAGCGGTTGTGATTCTGTTATAGGACACTCGTGAGACAACACCTTACCGTATTCCTCGGAAGAACCACTTATGGCTAAGAATTGCTTCCCATATCCCCAACTTGAATTCTTCATTGCGTCCAATACATTCAGCGTTCCAATGACATTCGTTTCCATAGTATCCGTTGGGGCACTCCAGGAAGTTGGGACGAACGTCTGTGCAGCCATGTGAAAGACCTTATCCGGTCCGACCTTATCGAATACGCCGAACACCGATTTATGGTCTTTCAGTTCCATTTCCAACAGTGTTATCTGGTCCATTACATGCTTGATATTCTTCTTATCTGACAATCGTCTGACAGTTCCGTATATCTCAACATCTGGCTCGTTTTCCAGAAGATAGTCAATCATATGACTGGCGCAAAAACCATCACAACCAGTTATCAATACCTTTGTCGTCATTTTTTCACTTCCAGTTCAATTTCATATAATTTTGATATTTTATTATATTTTATCAATGGAGAACCGTTTGCCTTCAATCGTTGATAGTGTTTTGTACATAGACCGACACCATAATGCTCGCCCCCACATATCAAACACGGTAGACCGGGTGGACGGGGGCTGCCCCTTTCATCATAATGTAATTTACTATGACAATTCGCACAAAGAGTTACAAGGTTCTTAGGGTCATCGTTATAACGATTTTGGTCCTTATGATGGACCGCCAATAAATGATTACCTCCGCATAATTCACAGCAATTCTTTAGAGCAACTACTCTGGCTCTTGCAGATAACGCATTCTGAGTTGGAAATTCTTTTCGCTGGCTTTTCCCTTCACATTTATGATTACAAAACTTCCTCTCGGAATACCTCCCAGGATGTTCATTCGGTCTTCTTTTTATAATGTTTCCGCAAAACTTACAATTTACCATATAATGATTCCTCCCGCGCCCGTGATTAGAACCTTGGTATTCATGAGTATTATTCCTCCTATATTCTAATATCTTACAACTATTTAAACTTATGGGACCCACGCATGCAACTTTTTCTTCTTTTGGACGATTTTGTAGTTAGGATTGGCTTTCATGATTACCTCTCTGATAACTTCTGGGTCGTCTGGGAGATGATAAGTGCATATTGATAATTCCGGAGCCATTGTCTTTAAGACGTTTGTCGCTCCCATGAGCATATATCTCTCATTGCCCTCTATATCCACTTTGATAAAATCAATTCTATAAATATCATTATCGCTCACAAATTTATCCAGAGTAATGACCTTTATCTTATCTGAATTAAAGAAAGGGGAAATTGTTTTTATAGGGTATCTCAACGACCCGGGAGTAAAAAATATATATTCTATCACTCTCTTAAAGTCTGTAGTATCCATTCCATTATAATGTTTATATCTAAATAATCTTACGGTTTTACATTCATTACTCAGTCCCATCGGAACCGGATGAATAGAGGGGTTCAACTCTGCGGTTTTCTCCAGCCATTTAAAGGTTTTCTTGGATGGTTCGAATGCATATACCGTTGCTCCTTTGAATGCTGCATATGCGGAAAAATCTCCTATAAATGCTCCAGCATCGATTACAACGTCTCCTGGCTGAATGTCTCTCTCGTGTATATAAACGCCCTCTCCACCAATATTCTCTATATCCTCATTGGTGTAGCCGATATGATTTCCCAATGAATCTAACAATAACAATCCATTTATCGCCGGTTCGTAAGTCGTTCCCTTAACATTCGCTAACAACACTCCATTCACGTCATAGTGCGTTCCACGATAAAATCTGTTTCCATAGTTTATTATTTGTTTCTTATCGTTAAATTCGATATCATCCATCCCTTTATCCCCCCTAATGCATATATTTCCGTTCCCATTTCTAATATTCTCATTTTATATCCAGAAGTAAATTTGAGGAAACTCTCATCGAATTTCTCGGCGAATAATATATTAATATATTTTCTAACTATGAAATTACTGGTTCTAATTCCAGTTATGATTTCATGTTCCTTCCATTTAGGAAATTCGACATTCAAGATACTGGTCATGTCTTTAACGGTTTTTATCCTATCTTTTCTTTCGACATGGCGTAGGAAGAACAATGCAGAAGTTGCACTCCATGTCAAATCATCCTCAATCAACTCCCACTCTTCATCCGTAAACAAATTCCGCTCCAATTTCAATTCTCTCCAAACACAGATAATATCCTCAAACACATACACTCTGCCGCTCTTATTTCGTATCAAAGATGTTGGGGTTATATTATAATAATATGTTATTTTATCCACTACTGTTGTTTTAGCATACTTTGGCGTCAAATATGCATTGACTCGGTCTTCGTGTGTTTTAATATTAGGTCTAAAATATAATTTTGTTAGGAACACGTGTCTATCAAACAACGTAGGATGCGTGGATGTAGTGCATATCTTAGATTGCCCATCTTTAGAATATTTGAATGGTGCCACTATTTTCTTTTTACCTCCTGGATACCTCAGTTCCATCAACCCTCCCACCCAATCAGCATTGGTTCTTTTTATCTCTCCCAACATTTCCTTTATCGCTCTGGGGGCAAGTTCATCGTCCCCGTCGATGAACATTATATACTTCTCTGTAGCATCTTTCGCCACAGCATTTCGCATTTCACCAACAAAACAATGAGACTTGTGATATATCTCTATGAAATTAACTCCCTCCGCGAATTCTTCACATATTTTCAACGTATTATCAGTAGACCCTTCATCATAGGCAATCGTTAACTTAAAATCCCCCACCCATTGGTCTATTACGGATAATAAGCATTTACCAATATATTTCTCATTATTATACGCCGTTACTATTACATTCAATTCATAACTCATTCAATTCCTCCAAGAATTGTTTGGTGCAGTTTTCTCCATCATATTTCTTACTTTCTTCCTTAGCGTTATCCGCCATCGCCTGAATCGGGCGATAATCCTCTCCTACCCCTATCATACAATTCAATAACTGCGGGGAATTTTTAGGAGATGTCAATATTCCCGTTTTCATATGTATTACGGCTTCGGAAGACGCTCCCGAATCGGAAGATATTACTGGGAGCCCGACCTTCATTGCCTGAATATTGACTAAGACTATTCCCTCCTTTATATAAGTGGGATTGACCAACACATCTGCTTCGGATAATATCTTATACATCTTCTGTTCTTCCACATATCCCAATATCTCGATTTTAGGGTTGCTGCCATACTTTCTTTTCAATTCATCAAGATACGCTCCACTCCCAATGAATACACACCTTGAATTGGGAAATAATTTATTATACTCGACAAACGTTTCAGCGAGTATGCCTGGTCCTTTTCCCTCATACATCCTTCCTAAGAACACGAATGTAAATGGTGGTCCATCATCAGAATAATTACGATATATGGTCTTGCGGGAATAACTGCTGGGCATATCTAAAGGAGTAGTGAGTATGGAACTTTTCACCCCGGTTTCTTTCTCCAACACGTTTGCAGAATTGTGATTCAAAGCTACGACCTTGCTGATTCTATGAACGAAAAAATGCTCATTTATATAATAAAGATAATTGAACGGTTTGATTCCATATCCATGTATCTCGAACTCATCGTTCAATATGCCTACAACCTTCTTACCAGTAATTTTACTAATATACCAACCATACATTGAATGTTGAATACTCGGTAAAATTATTACATCGGGGTCAAATTTTTTCACGACATTTATATATCCTGCTAATCTAGATACGAATGATGTTAATATTCCCCTGACACGATATATAACATATCCACACTCTACATCTTTATCAACTTTCTTAGATTCTTTTGTAAGTTTATATGAAGCTGTAGCTACAGTATGCCCCATCTCGGTGAGATGTTTAGCATAGGTGTGCATGACCATTTCTTGGCCCCCACCGAGACAATCTTGCTTATTGAATCTAGAAATAAACAATATCCTCATATTTAAAACTATATCCTTGCCAGGTATTTAAACCTATGGGTCTTTCTTACGTCTTTCCTTCCATTTCTGTCTACGCACTTCTTTCTCTGGGAGGTATTCATCAAAATCTTCAGTCAGTATTCTTGACAAATCATATTCATATTGTTTTTCTTTCTTATTCATCAAAAATCACTTTGGTTATGTTGGAGGGGCTGGAGGGGCTGGAGGAACTATAGGCCCTTGTGCTGGTGGTGCGCCCGCTCCGCTATCCATCCCCATTGGAGCCGGCCCCATTCCCGGCATTGCTGGAGGCATTCCAGGCATCGGTGGAGCGCCAGCGGCCTCTTCAGTCGCTTCTTCCTCTTTCGCTTTTTCGCTCCTCTCGTCGTCCGTGAGGAACATCTTATCTATTATTCTGGATAATTTAGTGCTTACCTTCTTCTTAGTCTTCTGCTTTCCTTCAGTGACACCCAGAGCATCCTTCATAGTTCTCATCGTATCCATGAAATTCGGCTCTGGTTGCGGCGCTGGTGCGGCTCCCGGAGGCGCGGCTCCTGCGGCCATTACATCCAATGCCGGTAATCCCCCTTCAGGGGATTGTCCCGGCATACCTGGCGACGGCGTTAATCCTCCCATCTGGTCAGGTAGCATTGGAACTCCCGGCTGTTGTCCCGGAGGCATAGGCGGCATTCCCGGCATTCCTCCCGCTGGAGGCATCGGAGGTGCGCCCATCCCAGGCATCCCACCACCCGGAGCACCCATACCAGGTGCTCCCATACCCATCATCATCATTTCCGGACTCATCAGAGGACCTTTTCCAACGGTATATTCGTCCCCCTTCCATATGACCTTCAATCCCATAGCAGATAATCTCTCGGCATTGTTTATCTGCGCGGCGCGAACTTCCTCGCGCTCTAATTTATTATCGTTTATGTTCGACTCACACTTCAAGTTCCAATCGGTTATCCCCATTGATATTGTTATCCATCTCAATACTTTGTTATCCACCGTCTCTTGAAGAGTTCTAATGGTCCTATCGGCCAGTGAAATCGTATTCTTATCATTCTTAAGACTGCCGGGGCTGGTATCGTTAATGAATGCTAATGTTATCCCATACACTGACGCTATTCTCACCCTCAAATCATCCTTTATCGCAATCAACTCTGCATTCGGGTCCTGCATCAACTTAATGAAGTTAGCGTTGGTTGGAGCGGTCTCAGAAACACCCAATACTGCTGGAGTGAACGGGTCATCCTTCGTTCCTTCTCTGACCTTCTGCCACATTTCTTGCAGAGCATCTGGGTCATCGGTCGGAATAAAGAGAATACCTGGAACCTTACAGAATTCATAATAATTCCTTACCCTCTTCTCAATCATGTGATAGGATATAAGTTCATCCTTGATTTTCAAGCACTTCGGGAACCCGTAGATAATGCTTGGGTAATAATACATCAAATGACAAATCTCTTCGTCAATGTAATAAGTAGAGGTCTTGGTTGCGGTGAATACCTGATACATCGCTCTGAACGTCGGCTTACCGCAGGTTGGGCACTTCATATCGTTCTCTCCCATCAGAGAGGAACGGTGGTCCAGACAAACTCTTCCTTTTCCAGGGTAACCAGTTTCAAAGTCGAATAGTTTAATAACATCTCTTGGGTCCAGCGCGAAGAACTCCTTCGGGAAGGCTTTGAGCGTTCCATCGGTTCCCCAGTGATACTCTTTGTGCGCCAAAATATACCCGTTGTCCGTGACCAACATGTGGAACATAGTGGCCTTCATTACTTCCTGTAACGATTGTTTATTCAGGTTGGCCTTCTCTATGAATGAATTGAACTGGTCTACTCTGGCAACCCCTAACTGCGGCTTATTGGGTTCTCTTAGGTTTTTAGAGTGACATATCTCACATTCATCTACATCCTCATCAAATTCCTCTCCGCAGACATTACACTTTTTGGCAAATGCGGGTTTCCAAGCGAATCCGAACCTGAACACCTCATCTCTCATTTTCTGAAGAACATCACATAAAATCGATACTTCATCCTCATACCAATAACACCATGATAACCACATTCTGTTCGTATACGCCGGAGAATAATCGTAAGATGGGATACCTGGTCTGGCTGACCTGGTATTCAGATATGGTGACGCCTTTTTCAGGGTTTCATCGTTAGAAGACACCAGTCCAGCTAATCTCTGACCCCAGGTCGGTTTGACCTTTCTATCCATGGCGGCGAACTCGAAACTATCTAATATTCCCATATTGTTTCAACCTATTGTTTATATATGTATCTTATTCTATTTTCTTCTCTGTATTTCCTCTGCTCATTCGTCTGCTGTTGTAATCCTTCTCAAAATCTCCATTTAGCCATATTTCTTCAGTCATTTCATCTGGATACATTCCATTCCATGCCTTTTGTGTTTTTCCGCATATTTTTTGTTACGTTCCTTTATTTCATCTTTATACAATTCTCTATATATTTTTCCCTTTTCAGAAAATTCTTTCTTATGGTTCATATAATATTGACGTCTTTGTTCTTTAGTTTGTGCCATTCATTCACCTAACTGATTTGTTTTTCTTCTAATCCTCTTGCCATACGACGACTCTGATAATCCTTCAATCGACTGTTGAATTCTCTTTGCTTGGTATCCAGTAACATTCCTCTGGCATCAAATAATCCCGATAGAAGTATCTTATCCTCATCTGGCAAGGTTGTCCAGTTCATTGCTGTTATGGTTCCGTCGTTGTTCCTTAAGAACTGCGCTCTGTCAAACATTCCATCCATGGTATATATGGCCTTTTTCTTGTTCATTTCTACGTCTCTTTCCTTTTGGTCACTTGAGAATATCTTCTTAGGGTCTACTGGTTGTGGAGGTATATAACTATTGTCATCCACTCCGGGTTCGTAGACGTTCTCTGCCAACGTTGTTGCCCTGGCACATCCTGGCTTATACACTCCCATTCGGGCGAACTTTCTACATGCGGCCACCGATTTCTTGTTAGAGGGGTCGTATTTAGGTTTTCTGAATTTGCTCCAGTCATCCCATGTCTTTATCATATCATCGAAATAGGGTTCAGCAGACTTATCTAATTTTTCTTTCATCTCTTCTGCGTCCTTCTTCACTCCCATCTCGAATCTTATTCCTCGGTCACCGGGATATTTTTGTCTATGGTCATGCTTACCATAGATTATATCGCTGGGGATTCCGTCTGGGAACGCCGTGCATCTGAACCAGTGGTTTTCCGGGTCTTGTTCGAAGTGTTTGCATTTCAAACACATTGGCGCCCAAGTAATCATAAGACAATCACCTTCTTCTGTAAGAATTGTAAAATACGGTCCCCAACCTTCATTGCTGGCTCTCTTGGATGTTCTGACAGAACATACTCGCTCCAACAGTCCGCTATGAATTCTCTGATATTGAGTTCCGCGTGAAGACTTACTTCTTTACTGACCGCTCCTTCGGCCAATAAATCAATCTCTATCTCACGGATTATCGGGTCTCTGGATAAGTCATAAACATGTATCAATCCATGAGCGAATTCATGGGCGGTTATGTAATCCAATCTGGCGCACCCTTTTGGAATCCAATTATGTTTAACGGAATCTTCTAAGAACAGTTCTACTTTATGAGGGTTTGCGGCATATGCGTCTGCTATGGCTATCCCCAACTTTCCTTTGTTATAATACGTCACCGCTATTGCCGACGTCTCTTTTTCATAATCTTCATCTAACTTGAACACTTCGTCAGCCAATCCAGTGGTTCCCAAGAATACGAGTTCTTCATTGAAGAACGGAGATAATTTAGTGTATATCCTATATCTGCTGAGTAAATGATTTGCAAATACCGGACTCATCTTCTCAATATCGGTCTTCAAACTTGGATTCTTCTTATATAATATCTTCTTGGTCTGCTCTGGCGTGAATTCCGCACTCTCTATCTTCTCAAATATTCTCAACAATTGGTCTCTGTTCGTTATCTTTGATGGGATATGTTCTCTGAGTTTAAGCCCAAGTCTGCTCAAGAACCCGTTCTGAAAATACATTTTAGCATATCCATCTGGAGTGAAATAGAATTCCAACAAGTCCTTCAGATTTGTATCCATTTCTTGAAAATTGGGAAGAAACACATACCCTTCCGGGGTCACTTCTAAATTCAACCCATGAACGATATTGAAAGTCTCGAACATTCGCTTCTCTTGTCTTCCCTTCGGCAGCTGGTCTTTAATGAACATTCCTGACTTTCCTGGTAAAGCGACGCCTCTATAATCAAAGAACGCACTTAAAATCTGTTTGTCTTGAGGTTGAAGACTATACCAATTCTTTATATAAATGATATTTCTCTCGGTGATACCGAACATCATTCTGGGAAGAACTGAATATATGGACATCTTCCCGGAATCTATTCCATATATTTCTCTTCCTACCATCCTCTCATATTGCTGCGCCTGCTGTAATACCATCTTACACTCGTCGCCAGCTATTCCTGCTTCAGCAAAACGCTTACAACTTGAAACCGTCCTTCTATTCAATGGATTAAAAGCCGCGCGACCTGGCATTTCTACCTCTCTTCCTCGACCTTGCTTGGTTGTTTATACTCTCCCATTGCGTTCTCGACCATGAATGCTAACATCTTTTGTAAAACAGTGTGTTTACTGGTGTATTTCATGAATTCTTTATCATCAAAATTCTCTTCATAACGTTTCATCAACGACAACAACTTGTCATATCTATCAAATGACTTCTCTATGGCAAAACGAATGTCTACCAACCTCATCCCATCGAACTCTTTAAATACATTCTCTATATACTTATATTCAGTATCTGATTTATTGAATTCTACCAACATCCCGCCCACGAATCCCGAGAACGCCTCTCCCTGCTTCTCCACGTCGATTTTCTCAAGCGGCTCGGCTATAACAGCCGCTTTTTGCTGTGCCATCTTTTTCTTGAGTTCCTTCAGGCTGGTCTTCAAGTCGTCAGACATGGGCTCACCTTATATATATGTATTCAATAATCTATTTCTCTTCCACTATCATTTATCCTGATTGCGTCGATTATCTTTTTTCTTCGTTTATATTTGTTAGTGGTATTCCAACTTCTATAGACCATGAAATCATATTTATTAGACCTGGCTGCCCGCGACAATATCGCATTCTCTTTTCTCTCAAAAACATCCTGTAATATCCAGTGCAACGTCATTCTTGGAATTCCGGTTTCCTCGGCTATTATGGTTATACTCGCTTCTTTACTGCGATTTTTTGACGCCCATGATAAAAGAACTACGCAATCCCTCATCATCTTACACTCTTCATGAGACCTCAAGGGGTTATATTTGCGGTAGAACCGCTTTCCAGATTTTTTATCAAGTGCCAAGGAACACCTCATCTCCGCAAATTGACAAGTTTACTCAAATGCAGGAATGATTTTGCCCCACAAAAAATACACGAATCTGGAGGCATATCCAGAGCATATTGTCCGCCACAGACTGGACAACGATAATTTTTATTAATGGGGAGTGTAATCCCTAATTTGTTTCTTACAATTCTCTGCCACGGTTCTTTATATGATATGTCCCCGATATCTTGAACCCCAAGTTCGCGACTTGGACCTTTATAATGTCGGTCCTCTCCAGGGTCATCGGCGATATTGCCCTTTTTTGTTCGACGATTATACTCTTCGTCTATTTTTTTATTCCAATAGTCTCGCACTTCGTCGTCGACATTCTCATAACGTTTCTTAAGAGCATCGGCGATTTTAGACGTTTCATCTGTGGTCATGGGAGAGCCTACCAAATGTGGGGTATGAAGGTATTATATATATATGTATAAAACTATATGAACGTGTTCAAGTATTTAAACTTAACTGTTTAAAATAATTCACTCCGAATATATCTTGGGAGCGAGTATGATAGAGAATGTTCCCTGCTCAGCGACCTGAGTTGCTCTCATGGGCACGTCCTTGCCAATCTCTATCTTCAAATTACTGCCCTTTTGCTTGATTTTGAAAATAGAAATCGCCATATCGACCCCATACCCAGCAAACGCTGGAGCGGTATTACTGTAATCTTCTAACTCGTCTGAAGAGAACTCCGTCTCGGTAGAACGGTTGTCCTCTTTGACACTGAACTTACACCCTTCCGGGGTTGCTGTGATTTTTAAATCTCCCTGTTCCTTCAAATCGGAGAATATTGCGACTATGTTGTTCGTTTGGCTGTCATTGAAATTCATTGTCGTATTCGTCTCGAACTTAGGGTCTCTTTGGTTGGGGGGAACTATGCTTGGTTGGGCGAACTGCTTCTTGATTTTTCCCATTTTACAGATAGTAGTCCCATCTTCAATCAGGAAGGTAGCTGCTGGATATTCTTTGGATAAGTTGACCACCGTCTTGATATCCGCAACATCAATCGGCAATCTGACGGAAGTCAGCCCCGAATTCAGTTCTTTGGACTCAAATCGCATCATGGCAGAATTGCTGTCATTTATATGTCTGACTATCAATCTATCATTCTCGACTGTCATCACTATGCTCTTCAATCCCATCACGTTCGAAGATATTACATTATATAACATCTTAAGTATATCCGTTGGTATCGTTAGACTTATTTCTGCCATTTTCTCAACACTACTCCGCTTTCTTTTAACATCTCTCTGCTTAAATCGTCTTTATATGCCTCGTCTTTATAAACAACCTCTACAATTCCCGCATTGATTATCATCTTGGTGCATTGAACGCAGGGGTGATAATTACAATACATAGTAGACCCATTCGTAGGAGTGCCGTGATAGGCGGCTTGAACAATAGCGTTCTGTTCCGCGTGTACGGCCCTGCATAACTCTTGTCTCTCGCCGGAGGGGACGTTCATCTGTTGTCGTATGCACCCCACTTCCTCACAGTGTTTTAGTCCTCTGGGTGCGCCGTTGTATCCGGTGGATATGACATGCCCCTCCTTCACCAACACCGCCCCAACTTGTCGTCTCATACAAGTGGTTCTCGTGGACACTAAATCCACCATATTCATGAAATATTCATCTTTATCTGGACGTGTCATTTAACATCCTCCACAATCATCTGAACTCAGTATCTCATAACATTCTGGACATTGTAATATTAGATACTCTATATCTGTTATATATTCCTGGCTTCCATACAACGTTTTATGTGTTTTGGGAACCATCCCAACCACGTTCATTGGTTGTGGAGGACGGGGCGACTCCGTGTGGGTAAAAGATGTGGTCCCATCTATATGCTCCCACGCGCTAGTAAGTCTCATCGGTGGTTTTTTGGCGCATTCTGGGCAAAAATATCTCATTTTCACCATTCTCCTAATTGATATCCACATTCTGGAACTGGACAGTAGTATTTATCGACCCCGAACACTCCACCACTAATGATTTTCATGGCTCCACCATATCCAGTCCAGTTACATTTCGGACAAGTGTGTTCTGATTGAATCCAGTCCTGTTCAGTGTCATATCTGTTACCAGCATCAGTCGATATAACCATCATTAATGCGAGATATCCAAGCACTCCTAAGATTATCAATATCAGCACCCATTTGTCTCCATTCATTCAAATCACTTCTTCATCAATTTCTCTAATTCTATGTATATCTCATCGATGGTCTTTCCGGGGAATGCTGTCAAGGCATCGCTCATGTTCTTGGTTATCCAGTTCTTGCTGAATTTCTCATAATTCCCCAATGCCTTGGCGGGCATATTACTCTTTCTCTCTTCATATCTTTTGACTAATTCTGATAAAATATCATCGCCAGTTGCAATTATGCCTTCTAACTCTTTTTCTACTTCTTTGAGTTTTTCTCTCACTCGCTGGAGTTCTTCTTTGGGGTTGGAAATCTTCTCCCTGAAATCTCTCTCAATGTTGGCTCGGACCAACTCAGCAAAACTCTTATAATACCCGCTTTTTATAAGCGTGTTCGCCATCTTTTTATCTTTCTCATATAGATATACACTCGTCGTGCTCCTCGCGTTCTCCTGACTTTCGGTCCCCAACATGCAACCACCTAAATGAATTGTCTGATTACTTCCTTCCAGTTCTCTGATAAACGATATGAGAGTTCTCCTCTTTTAATAAAAAGTTTAAGGCGGCACATCTGGTCGATGTGCGCCTTGATTGTAACTGGCCTTACTTTATCAGTAATCGCTACAAAGATAGATTCGATATCTGACACCGTCACATATCCATCTTTATCCTTGTAAGAACTGGTGTCCAAAATGGAGAGAACTCGTTGATACTCTTCGATATTTCTCCTGGCCATTTTAACACCCTACTTCTTGTAGAACTTCTTCGGCTTTGCGTCGAATCCCGCTTGGATGATATTTGACGCGTCCTGCTTGCTCAGTTCTTCCGGAGCCGCCACATTTAGTTCAGCCAGTGCTTCCGCCACGACCTTCTGCACATTCGCATCCTTGTCGTTCAAGAACTCGTGAATCTTACTCACTTGCTTCTCGGACGCTGGACCCTTCAGTTCGGTTGGACCGTTATACGGTTGCTTCTGAAACCCAGTGGGCTTTTGATATCCGCTGACCGGCGCCTGGGTAGATGCTGCTTGCTTAAATGCCTTTTGCTCTACGAAGGTCTTGAACTCCGGGGTTCCCTCGACCATGGTCTCATCCCATGTGATGATACCTGCCATGTCCATACCCGCTGCCTTACTGAAGGCAATCATCGTGGTCGCTACTGCCGCAGAGAGAGAATCCTCTTTGCTATACAGTTCTTTCATCTTATTATACACGTGCTCATAGACTTCAAAATACTTGTCCATGTAGCTCTTCCAATACACCTTAGTTAGGGTGTAGCTTTCTACATAACTCATTTTTTTCACACTCTTTCTTAATTTCTGTTAGAGTAGAAACTCCACTCTTGTTCATGTATATACACCACGACTATTTAACACTTTCCCTCAACGTTCTCGGTGAATTTTTTCAATTCGCTCTCGGCGTTGGAGAGAAGTATCTTAGTAATCCTCACCTTTGTTTTTGGTTCTGGATTGTCTTCATTGGTGTATAATTTGGTCCCAATCACTCGTATCACTTGCGCGTCATCTCCGTATAACCCTTTCGGATTTTTGGTCTCACTATACGTCAACGCATCAAGCAATGCTCTAATATCTTTATCTACATCCCCGCTTCCCTTGACTGTTGGGAACGGCCTGGTCACACTTTTCGGCTTTACTGTATAAAAAATCACCTCCACTATATATCCCATATCTGTATCATCTACAAAGAAATCATCATGAATATCTTTAATGACCTTCTTGGTCTCTTTTCTGAACCGGGTCACCTCTTTTTGATTTTGATAGACCTGATTAACTCCCCACTTGCCCTTCTTCCCTTTTTTTCTATATTGAAAGGCTCTCATACTCCCCTGCGGTACGGGTTCTCCAGGTATCTCAAATTCTACTTTTCTCATTACAATACTCCACGTCCGACCATTTCATATATTAAATCTTTAACTATGGCCGCTCGTTCTTTCGGGGTTCCCCTGACCTCGCATCTATACATCCCATCTACATGCTCATCTAATATATCTTTTATATGTTGGTCTATTGCTTTTCGATAGTGTTCATCGGGAGAACGAACCCCATCCTCGACTAAATCAAATTCTATTGGAATGTAAACAATATAGTCATAGGTATGCCCCCAATGGGTGACATATTGGTCCAATACTCTATATTCTTCAAATGTGATATTACCAATCTCATGCGCATAACGAATGTATGCCAATTGGTCATAGACCGTTCTATCGCTTATGGTTATATCATCCAGCGGGGCGTCAAGTTCTCGTTGGATTTGTGTCCTGAATATCCATTCCTGCGAACGAAAACTGGTTGCTTCGTTCAATTTGTATGGGCAGTCTCTTGCTGCTTCAGATACCAGATTGAATTTGGGCATTTCTTTCTTCAATTCCTGCAACAGAGTGGTCTTGCCCGTGCTATGTGACCCACATAACCCGATTTTTATAATAATCCCCCCATATAATTATAGTTAATTCTCGGATTCCTATAATCTTCAAAATCTATTCTATCTTTATAATTTTTTATCATTTTTATATATTCTTTTTTGGCTATAATCAAAAGTGTATGATTTTCTCTAAATTTATCAGTCTTCATTTGATGAACCTCATCCATATAACCTTTTACTTCTATATAAATCTTATCATTAATTAAAAAATCTGGAGTATATGAGGTTTTGGTTCCATCATCCAAAACCATTTGCCTTTTGCTTTCATCACTATGATGTCTATTTACAAATGTCACAAATAACACCTACAATTCATTAAACCTTTCAAGTATTTAAAACCTTTTGCTATTCTTGGTCGTCACTCGTATAGCATTCAATATATCGCTCCCGCCCTTATTCCCAAATTCAGAATGAGCATTTACTTCCGCATCAGTAGGCATTAAGAAGTCTACATTACCGATATATCTTGCCGTGTGATTTAACTTCTGATTTAGAACATTGAACGCGCCGGACAGTCCATCAACTACATCGTCATGGTCGGCTTCTGGGAAGGTCTCCAATTGGTCCATTGCTGTCGAATACCAGTCATCGGTTCTTCTCGACCACGCAATTTTAATCAACTCTTTCTCTGACGCCGCTGATAATGGGCGGGCACGGGTCTCTTTATCCCCAGAAACTCTATCTGGGTAAAATCTATGTCCTGGAGGGATTACCTTTCGTTTATAATGGTCTATACTATGTATACCCGCGCTCCCTGGTTCTTTCTCCATATAAATCGACGTATCTGTCCCATCTTCAATCGCACAGTTGTATATCTCTCTTTCCACCTCTCTTGGGGATTTATGTAATATCCTCATATCCAATATATAGAATACTCCGGCTTTCTTATCATATCCCAAATGACACCCCACCGTCGCATCCCCATCAACCGTTGCTGCCATATCCCAATATCTGACCTTCTTCAAATCCGGGTATGGGACTTTGGCATATGGAACCTTTTCGAACCACATGCGGCTGAACATATTACCCATTGCGCGTATCTCCCAATTTCCCTCTGCTAATTGCGCTCTGGTGACCGGGTCTAACTTGTTTAGAGAATCTGTATATGATACTCTATCTAAGAACGGATTATCCCTGGCTAATGACGGGACGAACATGGGCATTCTATATCGTATATATTCTTCGGTTATCAACTCTTTTGGCATGTTATTCTTTTTCGCCAAGTCAATTATATCCGCCCGTATTGCTGGACGGGTTCTCTTATTGACAAATCTATTATACACCCACTCTGTATTACCGCTGAACCAAACCGCACCATTTTGTCGGATGATGAATGATTCTGTATTCTCTACTGTTATACAATAGATTTTACCTTTATAATTATAATGCTGTGCGGGGGTTTTTGTTTTAACAGAAGTATTGACATCATAAACATGATTTCCTGTGTTAATTACCGTTCCTCCACATTTGGTCTTTTTGAAACTGACATGATATTGTCTAAGGTTTCCATTAATTAATCTTCCTCTTATATTTCCACCATTTCTCGCTGCCGTTTCTCTGAATAAGACACTATATCCCAATTTCAATGCTATTTCACCCATATCATCACAAAGTTGTTTCGATGTGCTAGTATATTTCACAGGAATTGTGTTTTTACGGGTTCCGTCGCCATCTATCATAGCATCAAACAATATTTGTAATTGTCTTCTACTTAAATTCTTATATTCCTTCGGAATGAACTTCTCATCACATAATCCAAACTGTCTGAAATGTTCATAAAGATTTGCATAATATAATTTGAAATCTTTTTCGTTATAACTATATTTTAATCCTATTCTATTTAATAGATTTTTAATTTTATCTACTCCTTCTGGTTTACTCTGGGATATACTAATCCCTTTATCTCTATGAATACAACTTCCCTCGGTCAAGAACCATCCTAAAAATTCTAGAAAATCGTCTCCATTTATCACTTCTGGATTATCTCTGTTCTTCCTGTGTGCTGGTGAAATCACAAACTCCTTCAATTCTTTTTCAGAATCGTAATTACAGCTCCTCAGTAACCCAATCTGTCCCGGACATTCATCTAAATGTCTTATAGTTATAGATGAATTTTCAGATTTTATATTATCAATACTACAAATTCTATGATTTGGAGTACATTCTATATGCATGCCTCTATAAACAAATTTCTTCATTTCCCCATCATAATCAGCAACGGTGTTTCCTATCACTTTAGATGTTTTGAGAGTTCTATATTCGTCCACAGAATAAACCATTTCCCCCGCACGAATATTTTTAATATCCTTCCATCCTTCAGTAGTGAGAACTTCCCCAAAGGGAACACAGTGTTCTCCATTCGGGTTGGTAGTTGCTCTCATCCTAAGAGGTATGCCAAGTGCTTCCTGTTCTTTATTCCTCACCAAACGAGAGAACAAGAAAGAGTATGTCTCTTCAGGCTGTTGAGTTAGTTCATCAAATCCAATGAATTGATAGGATTGTCCGATATAGTTGTATTTATCCCGCTCGGACTCTAAGTGTCCAAATCCTAAAATCGCTCCACTGGGGAACTCCCACTGTTTGAGTTTATCATCCCAACGCACTCCATCATCCTCCCACTTCTTGAACCAATTCATGCTAACTGGGATAAGACCGTCACCTTTGGATAACTCTTGATAGGTCTTTCTGAAGATTATGGCGTTATACGTTGGTATGTCTACATATTGAGTGGCAGCCATTAATAGAGAAATACTATTATGAGTGACGATGAAATCCTCAACTAAAAATAACCCGGATGGATGTTCTATGGTTATACATCTTGTTGGTTGTTTTCCCATATATTCCACAGAATCTAATCTTAAACATGGGTCGGTTATACCTCCCATATATGATTGCCCCCCTCTTCTAAGTTTCTTCCTTGAAATTCCTATATAATTTTCTCCATTCTTTATCTGTATCCAAACTGTATAAGCAATTCTGCCTTCTTTTTTAACTTCTTCGTAAGTATAAGTAGGTATTTTATCAGTTATAGAAGCACGACCTCCCAAAGAACGCACAACCCATTGAACGTCTTCAGCTAACTGTTTGCTAGTCGTAGTATAACTCATATGCCCACGGTCATCTATATATCCATCCGTATCCATCAATCCTTTCAATAAATCAGTTCTAATAGCAATAGATGCCAATTTATAATACTTTGGAATAAACTTTTCATATGAATATTTTCCATATAATCCATATAACTTTAAATTTTCGGTAAGTTCACATACGTCTCCTATTATACTCGCAGCAGATTCATTTATCGTTAATTTCCATCCAGTACGTTTTTTAACCTCCTCGAATACTTCTAAATCTATTCCTGATATAGAATACCAGTCTTCATTTGTAATACACCCGTCTCCAAGTAATACTCCAAGCACATATGGTTCTATTCTAATCATATCTTTTTTATAACTTTTAGTGAACTCAACCGCATCTGTAAGCGGAATTAATAAATTCTTTTTTAATTTATAATCCATTTTTTTCTCATTCTCAAACCATTCTAAAATCCTTTTTGTATCCCAAATTACATACGACCCTTCCTCTGGAGTGTTTCTGTTTGCTTTTCGATAACTACCATCCGACGTTTTAATCTTCCATAAATGTTCTAAATCACAAATTACAGTCCTACCATCTTGAAAAGTAAATTTATAAGTATCTTGTTCTCCTCTTTCATAAACTCTAAGAACTTTTGTATTTGTACCAAATGGAGTTGAAATTACATCTCCTTCTTCTAAATCCCCAAATCTACGTGGACCAAACGGCGTTATTACCTGAGTTAACGCCGTTAACCCTTTGCCACCACGAGTGGCACCACCATACAATGCTTCCATGATATTCAATCTTAAGAAGGCCAGCTGGTTGGCGAATGGTAAGTATCGTTCGAACTTGTTCCATCTTATTAATTTGTTTATATCCACGCCGTTTATCTGTGCGTTCACGGCGTCATTTTGACTATCGGTCATATACTATCATAGTTTATATATGTATAAGAAATTGTACATATATTATCCATACGAGATGGGGGTGAGTTTAATTGCCAAATACTGAAAAATTATTCAAGTATGATGATGTTGTCTCTGAGATAGAACACCGGGAGGATATACTTCAACGTTTGTCCGCCGCCGAGACTCATTGCTGTGAACTCCACCAGCATATCGTAGAAATGAAGAATGATATCAAGACTTTAGAGGAGGCGAAGGCGGACTTGGCGGGGGTGATGGAATCGACCAAGTTGGCAAAAGAGGTCATGGATGCGCGGCTCTCATCGATGAACGAGTTCAGGGAGTCGCTGAGGGACCAGACGAAGGAGTTTCTGACCCGAGTAGAGTATGGCAGTCAGCAAGGGGCGCTCGAAACTCGCTTCTTGAGAATGGACGAGGACATCCGAGGGCTTCGGGAGTCAAGAGCGTCCTTGGAAGGGAAGGCGAGCCAGTTGCAGCAGGACGTTGGCGCGAAGGCATCTTCGTCATCGCTCTGGCTTTCGGTGGCAATCGCCATCTTTAGCATCGTAATCTCGATTATTGGAGTGTTCATGGGGTTCCTGTGATATTATTTAGGATAGTTGATGCTGTCGAGAAAATGAAATGATAGAAATAAAACCTTTTCCTTTGGTTTCTTTCGATACCCGAACCGTCTTATACATTTATTAATCCATACCGCTACTATGGGAAAAGGGGTGTCTTTTGTTATTCGCGGCTTGCCTTGATAATTATATGCTAAATATGAGCGCACTTGCTTATATAGTTCTGATATATCATTGAACTCGGCAAGCGGGTCTTCATCATCGGACATTGAACGTTATATATAGATTGAAGTATATAATCTTATTGTTCTGTTGTCTTACCGTCGAATTCTTCTTTTTGTGCTTCGGCTTGTTGTTTAGTTGCTCTAACAGTCTTATCAGCATGCTCGGGGGGTGAATATAATGTATAAAGTTTAAGGTCCTTGTCTTTAGATATATTCATTACATTATGTTTTGAGCCGGCGGGAACAACTATACCTGTGCCATCGGAAATCCGGTGTTCCTTACCATCTATAACTACTACTCCATCACCAGCATCCACCCGGAAGAATTGGTCGACGTCTTCATGGACTTCCATACCTATATCTTCTCCCGGCAGAAGTTTCATCAATACCAATTGAGAGTGCTTCCCAGTATAAACTACTCTTCTAAAATCCTCATTAGCATTGGTTAGTTCTTCTATATTTGCTATGAACCCCACTGCTTTCATAAACTGTTTTTGTTTCTTCTTTTTCTTGGAATATAACGGATTTCGATATCCTTCTGTTATGGTAGAAGCGGGCTCCCCGAACGCTTTCTCATCCGTGGTCGGATTGACATATCCCACTGACCTCGCTGGAGTGGGGCCGGCAGATAATGCGTCGTCCTTTTCAAGACTAATCAATAATTCACATGCTCGGGACAATTTGTTTATGGGAGTTCTCATTGATTAATATATATGTATTAATTGCTTTTGTTCTTGAAATATTCATACCATATATGTGTTAAATTGACCCACATAGTAAAATATGCTGCCCCGATTATAACTCCAGCCAGATATAGTAAATCAATCATGCGTCACGAATTCCTTCTTCTCCGATTGATATTACCACGTCGCTCACGGGGTCTTCTGGACTATCTATCATTCGCGCGGTAGACCTGCCGGGTTTACCTTTTTTCAGATACACTCTATATGTTGAAGTGTGCCCTATGATATGTCCACCTACTGGCTTGGTCGGGTCCATGAACGGGGGCAGTGCTGGATTGGTGAGGACTTGATTGGTCACGGCTACTGCGGCATTATGAAGGTATGCGAAATGAAGCAAATCATGCATGTGCTTATTCAGCAATCCCTGTCTCTCAGATAGATTTCCCCTTCCGATATACTCCGACCTGAAGTGCGCTACCAACGAGTCGACTATGACTAATTTGACCGGGACCTTCTCTGCTAATTCTGGAGCCTTCTTCTCTATCAATAGAATCTGGTGCGCTGCATTGAATGCTTTTGCGATATGTATCTTGTCATTGGTTTCGTCAACATCCAGCCCGTGTGCTTTCGCCATATCCTCAATTCTTCGGGGTCTGAATGTGTTCTCAGTATCTACTACTATGACGTGCCCGTTCAATCCTCCTTGGTCCTCGGGCATGGTAGCGTTGACCGCTAATTGAAAACATAATTGCGTCTTACCGCTACCGAACTCTCCGAAGAACTCGACGATAGAGGTGGTCTCAATCCCGCCC